CCATAAATACCCATACTGGTAATTACCACTAAAACAAAAGCAGCAATTGACAAATATATTTTTAAAGACCAAGGAAGGGTTTTACGGTATTGGTATAATAAAGAAGCTATAATTAATTTAGCTATCTCTAATGAGGTAGCCATAATTAAAACTGCTAAGGAGGCCCCAGCAAATAATTTACTAAGTCCATTTACTGAATAAAATGCAGCCGAGGCTGAAACTGAAAGGGCAGAAAGAGCAATTAAAAAAGGAAATATTCTTTCTTGAATAGATTTCCACATAACTTATTTATTTTCTTTATCTTCTTTAGGAATAATTTCTTTATGTCTATCTATATTATTTAATAATTTTTCAAGTTCTTTAGAAGGAATAAACCCAACTACTTGAGCATTTTTTAATGCACTTACTAATTGTAATACCATAAAGGGGATTGTAATAGTTTCACTAAGCCATTCGGAACCTATAAATCCTTTTTCAATCATCAAAATTACAGTTAAAAATATTATCCAAGATATTGTTCTTTGTAAAACCAAAAGAAATTTACGAGTTTTAAATCCTTCTCTTTTTATTCCTGCTATTGTACCAAAAAAAGCATCAATCCATATTGAGGCAATTAATCCCAAATATTGATTAATATTATTTAAAGTTAAGTCATAAAAATAAGACAGAAAAAAAGTAGCTAAAGCAGTAACTGAAATTATCAGCATATTAAATTTAAACATTATAATGTGGGATTTTAACTGTATCATAGTCAATTATACTTATTGAAACTTCTTCTCCACCAACTAAAGCAGCTGCTATTTTAGGATATATTCTTTTATAAGCAGTAGTAGAGGAAGGAATAAATCCATCTTTACGAGATATATTTTCCCATTGACCATCTGCTACTAAAATACATCCTGCTGTATCTTCATCAGTATTTCCAATATGAATTAAAATATACTCAAACCCAGGGACATCTATTAACCAAAGCATCCCTTGGTGAATATCTGGGAATTTTTTAGAATACCTTTGATGAAATCCTCCTTCAGTTCTTAAAGTAATATTATAAGTTCCTGCTGGGATTCTAGTTTCTTGATAAATTTTAGAATCTCTAGCTTCATCTTCTAATGTATAACATAAAAAGTCTCTACCATCGGTAATATCAAATAATATACCGTTGGTAGAGTCCTTTTGAGAGCTTATTCTTAATAACTCAAGTTTCATATAGGATTTACGCGTTATTTTAGATACCAACCACTGTTTTATAGTGATAAATATTACACCTATTTTTCTATGTTTATTAAGAATAATCAGCTTTTTATCCTTGACACCCCAAACAGTCTTCACTTGTTCGAGAACCTAAATCACCCTTAATTACTGAATCAGTTCTTAAATAATATAAGGTTTTAATTCCTAACTTCCAACTCTCCATGTGTACTTGGTTAATCCATTTTGGTGAATCAGTAGGAGAAAAAGCTAAATTCAAAGATTGTGTTTGATCTATATATTTTTGGCGAATAGCTGCTTGTTGGACTAATCCCAATTGATTTATTTCTGCAAATGTTAAAAATATTTCTTTTTCATCTTCACTTAAAACATCATTAGAAAGGTTTTGAACTGAGCCATTATCTGCTAAAATTTGATCCCAAACTTTTTCAGTATTGTATCCTTTTTTCTTTAATAAATCTTCTAAAACTTTATTTTTTACAATAAATGTTCCTTTAGCACCATTAAAAGTATAAACATTAGCAGGTTGTGGTTCAATTCCAGCAGAACATGAATTGATTCTAGAATTGGATACAGTAGGGGCAATAGCTAACAAGTGTGTATTTCTCATACCTGTTCCTTTACACCACAAAGGTTCACCATATTCTTCAGCTAATCTACGAGAAGCAGCTTCTGCTTTCATTTTAATATCGCTAAAAATAGTATGAGTCCAAGCTGTTGAAGAAATTGAATTAAATGGTAACCCTTTTTGTTGTAAGAATGTATGCCATCCCATTACTCCTAAACCTAGTGCTCTACCTTTCTTAGCATGTCTATGGGTACGAATCATAGAATCTTTTCCATTTGTTTTTTGGATAAATTCTTCCATAACCCCATCTAAAAAGTAAACAGCCATTTCAACTACATCAGTGTCTTTCCATTCATCATACTTAGCTAAATTAAGAGAAGATAAACAACAAATAAAACTATGTTCTTCATCTGTATGGAGTGTTATCTCTGTACAAATATTGGTCATCGAAACATCCAAATTGTTCATCATATATGCTAAAGGATTTGTTTTATTAACATTATCCTTAAACATAATATAAGGTTCTCCTGTTTCTACTCTAGATTTAAGAATTTCAAGCCATAATTTCATAGCATCAGTATCCTTATCGTTTAAACGACGCATAAAGGCATCATCAACTACCACACATTGATGTAGATTTAAACATTGTCTATTAGGATCACCTTTAGGTCTTCTAATTTGAAGAAATTCATCTATGTCAAGATGGTTAATATCTAAATTAACAGAAGCTGCTCCTCTTCTAACTGAACCTTGATTAGTGGCTATAATTGTAGAATCATATATTTTAGCCCAAGGAACTATTCCTTCAGATTTTCCATTTCCACGAATTTCGGTACCTCTCGGTCTGATACGTGATAAAGAGATTCCAACTCCTCCTCCGTAAGAAGTAAGTCGCATAAGTTCGGCATTAGTGAGTCCGATTCCACGAATAGAGTCAGGCGTATCAATACCAAAACAACTAATAGGTAAACCCCTGTCAGTACCAGTGTTACTGAGAACAGGAGATGCAAGTCCAATCCATCCATTCCAAATGTATTTAAAAAATTTATTAGCTAAATGAGGTTTATTTAATCTTTCGGCTACAGCATTAGCTACTCTTCTATAAGCCTTTCTAGGGGTTTCACCAGGTAAAAGATATCCTTTTGATATTGTAGCTAAGGCTACTTCATCCATAAATTCAGGATAATCTTTCCCTTTTTCCCATTGTTTATAATCTACTATTAAGTTATTATCCATTATTTAATTAATTAAAAGTTTAATTTCCATAATCATAATTATGTGTGTATTTTATTTCATACCCTACCCATTTACTAGGTCTCCCACCACTTTTAGGCTTTTGGATTACACCTTTGTTTCTCCAATTTTTAATAGTTTTTTCATCAAAGCCATAATCCATTATTTTTCGTAAGGATTTAAAATATAATACCTCACCTTCAGGAGTCCAAACTTTATATGATCCTTTAGATTGACCATAATTAGCAGCTTTATTTCCTTTTCGTTCTTTACCCCAAAAGGGGTGGTTTTCTTTATGATTTCCAAATTTAAGACTACGTTCTTCAGGAGTCATGTTAGCTATAGTTTCTTTTTGTGATTTTTTCCTTTTCTCTATAGATTTTTTTGATAAATGTTTAAGGGCAGTATTTTCAGAAAATTGATTTAAAACAGCTTGGGAATAATAACTTCCATTATTGTTTTTATATCTTGTTTCTTTCCTTTTAGCCATTATTTTTTCTACTTTTTTTTCATCCTTAAACATTTCGGTTACATATTCTCTCCCATATTTTAAGGAATTTTTAATAGCTAATTCTTGTTTTAAAATTTTTCCTTCTATTGTTTGACCTTGCATCATTTTGTAAGCTATTTTATCTTCCAAATTATTATACAACCTCCATAATATATAATGAGCTATAATATGTTGGGAGTGGGTTAGTTTTACTAAATTTTTAGATTCATTCCCTCCCCCTTGATATCTAGGTATTATATGATGTTTTTCATAATATTCTCCTTCTAGCAAATTTTGATTTTTACACTTTTCAATATGCTTTTTATATAATAAACCCCAATCCATAATGTTATTTTATTATAAATATATAACATTCTGATTTTTTTGCTATAAGGGTTAAATTATTATTTAATCAAAAATACTTTCATCAAAACTCATATGACCTTTAGAGTAATTAGTGTTTCTAGATGCAAAGAAGTCTGTATGTTGTTTGCCTGCAGATAAATGGTCAAACCACTTCATTCTATTTACAGCCGTCATATCAACATCACTAATAATAGATTTATATCCTAAATCATTTAATTTAGTATTTACTCTATTTTTAATAAAATGTTCAAGATCATATTTAGAGCATCCTTCTAAATCCCCTAGTTCATATACTTTATTAATAAAATCAAGTTCTAATTTAAGAGAAAGGAGAGCAGCTTCATTAATAGCAGTTTCAAGTTCTGGGGTTTTAAGTTCGGGATTTTCATTAATTAAAGTCCTAAATAACCAACAACCCGCATCCGAATGCATTGATTCATCTCTAATACTCCACTCAACAATAGTACCTACTCCTTTTAAAAGGTTTCTTAATTTAAAAGAAAGTAAAACAGCAAATGAAGAGAAAAGGTTTACTCCTTCAGTAAAAGCAGAAAAAATAGCTAGAGATTTAGCAATTTCATGCCAATCCATATTATCATCATGGCTATCTCTTACTTCCATAATAGCTTCTATTTTGGCCATAGTAGTCTCATCTTCTAAAAACTCACTAAAATCATCAAGCCCTAATTCTTCATTTAATAAAGAATAAGCTTCAGCATGAATTGTTTCTATAGCACCAAAAGTAGTAGCCATTGCTATAATTTCAGGTTTCCTAAACCATTTTGTTACTAACCCAGTCCAGTAATCGTTTACTACTGTTTCTGTTTGAGCAAAACCTTTTAAAATAGAACCTATAATATTTTTTTCAGTCTTATTAAGATTTTGTTTCCAATCATTAACATCAGACATCATTGGGACTTCAGAAGGTAGCCAGTGAGCTTGTTGTTGTTTATCCCAATAATTCTTTGCTTCAGGGTATTCAAAAGGTTTATAAACAATTCTTTCTTCAGTTATATCTTTTTTTGCCATTTTTAATTATTTAATAAATTTTTTAATTGGTTTTTTTCAGTAATTGTAAAATTATCTGAGTTGTAACCTTTATTTTTGTTAGATTCAGAGCTATCAGAATCAATAGGAAGTTGATTAACAGGCATTAATTGGAAATTACCAATTGCAATATTAATTCTAGCACCATAGGTAATACCGTCCATTCCATATCGGTTTTTCATAATATGGAAACGTCCAATACCCTGTTCTTTATCTTGTGCTCTTCTACTGATTGATGCTGCAAAATCAGCTATCATCATTTTATCATAGGATCCAGCTGCTTTATGTCCCTCAATTACTTCATCAGTTGCCCCTGCTCTATTAACTTGGGAAGCTGACCAAACTGGTACATTTAATTGTTTAGCTAATCCTTTAGTGCTTACATAAATATCATCAATTTCATCTTTCCTTTCCCTAGAATTTTTCTTTGATTTAAGAAGATCGACATAGTCTATCACAATCAAATCAGGAGGTGTTCCTAAATCTCTACACTTTTGAATATGCGCTTCTAATGTTGAAATAGTAGCACGACCTGTAACATACTCTTTTATAATTAGATTTCCTTTTATCTTAGGAAGGATTTCTTCAACTTTTTCTTTGTGATACATTATTTCATTTGCAGCAATTTTAGTAAAGAAAGCATCAAAACGTTTTCCAACATATTCTTCTCCTAATTCTAGGGTATAGTAAATTACATTATACCCTAATTTAACTGCAGTACCCGCTAATGCTACTAAGCTCCAAGATTTACCAGCTCCAGGTCCCCCAAAAATTAATCCAAAATCTTTATTTCCTAATCCTCCTTGCAGTAATTCGTTAACTTCAGACCAAGGAGTAGGGATAGTAATTCGTTGTTCTTGTCTATAACGGGTTTCTAAATCTTTATTATATTCATGTCCTAAATTTTTGTCTAAACCGGCCTTTAACGCGTTATTAATCAAGTCCCTTATTGAATCATAATCCTCGGCCTTAATTAAATCTACGCTCGTTAAAAGCGCTTTTTTTAGCTGTTGATTTTTACAAAAAGCAGCAAATTCTTCTTCAATATACTCAGAATCATTACTTACAACTTTATATATATCCTTTAATTGTTCTCTAATATTAATTTTAAGAACATCATTAGATACTTTCTCATATTCAGATTTTAAAACTTCTAAAGTAGGGGTAGCATGATACTTATTATGATATTTTATAATTTTATCTACTATCCACTTATGAGCAGTATTATCAAAATAATTTTCGTCTAAAACATCATGTATATTATTTAAAAACTCTCTGTTATTTAATAAAGAATGTATAACTTTGGCCTGGAATGCTAGTCCATATTTGTTTAAACTGGAAAGTGTCAAAACTTGTTTATTTTTTTATAGTTAAATATAGTTAATCTTAGGTATTAGGAAAATTATTTAACGTCATTCCAATGTTTGTTTAAAGATTCAAATTGATTGTTAACCCAAAACTCTAGATTTTTTATTAAATGTCCTAACCCATCTTCCTTATACAATTGCAAAAATAATTTACTATTTAGTTTTGGGGGAGGCAAGTCTATTTGATCTTCTAAATATTTCTTTTCTACATCATCTAACATAGGATTATGTAAATCCATTACTTGGTATTTCTTTTTCAAATCATTTTCTTCAAAAACTACTCTAGAATATAATATATGATCTTTATGACGTTTTCCACTATATTCTATTAATTCTTCAAATGAAAAAGGTTTTTCTTTTAAGTCTGAGAAATACTTTTGGAATTTAGTAGGTCCTAGTCCTTTTACTCCTTGTAATTTATCAGAAGCATCCCCCATTAATACTTTATATAATAGAAAATTTTCAGGTATTACCCCAAAAGTATCTAATACTTTAGAAGGAGTATAAAAAACTTTCTCCATTGGGCGATAAACACAAATTTTATTAGTTACTAATTGAATAAAATCTTTATCACTAGAAACAATAAATGCTTTAGATTCTTTTTTAGTATTAGTAATACTTTTTGATAAATAAGCAATAATATCATCAGCTTCTACTTTATCTAAAGCTAGAGTTTTTACAGGTAAACATTTTAAATAATCAATTAATCTAATTAGCTGGTTTAGTTTTGATTCATGTTCTTCTTCAACATTATCAAAAATATCCCAATTAGTAACTCTAGTGATATGCCTTCCTTCTTTATATTCTTGAAGAATATTTTTTCTATTCATAGTTGAATTTTCTCCATCAAAAATAATATAAACAGAAGTAGGTTCAATTACATTAATTAATGTTCCTAAAGAACGAAGAAAACCTCCTAATCCCCCAATATGAATACCTTTTTCATTTACCATATTCATCATGGCAAAATTTCTAAAAAACAAATTTAACCCATCAACAAATAGTATTCTATCATGAGGAGAGGAAGAAATATCTTCCTCCTCATCCATATCATTTAGGAGTTCTAGTAACTTATTTTTAGCCATATTTTAATCTGGTTCGTGCTCGTACTCACTTTCAGGGGACAAAACTTCTTCTTCTACTATAGTAAAATCTTTTCCTCCTAAAATTTTAGACCAATTATCCGAGTACTCTTTTTTGTAATTATTTATTGCTGTGGGGGTATCCTCAATAAAACCATGGGCAGTCATAATAATTTTACCTTTAGTAGTAACATCATTAATGTGGTTTTTATCAATTTGAATATTAGTTCTTTTACCCCATTCTACTTGCTTTTTATCCTTAATAGCTTTTAATTTAGAGGTACCAGGATTAGATACATTACCAAATGTAACTACAAAAGTAGAATCAAACCACATAGTCCACCCTCCTTTATTCATTAATTTGGGTTGCCCCATAGGAACTGCAGGTTTAGCGGTCCAAACTTTATTAACACATATTAAAGTATTAGTGTATTTAGAAGATTCTTTTCGGGACATTGTAATCTTTTGATTAACATAATTCCCAAATTGAGTTGACATAGCTCCGGCATTCCATTCATTATTATTATTTTTAGATTCTACTGACATTTTGCTTGGAACAGAACCTACTGAATCCCATAGGAACATTAAATCATAAGGTAAATTACCTTTTTTCTGTTCATCCAATAAATCTAAAATAAAGGCAGCTACATCTTCAATAGTATTAATAGATTCCCTATCTACATAAATAAAGAACCCATCATAATCTAATATCTCTCCAGTTTTTTCATCAACAATTTCATTTACCTCTAAACCCATTTGAATTGGGTGATTCCAATTCCATTTCATTTCAGTTATAATAAAAACAGGCATTATACCTGCTTTTTGGGCAGCAACAGCAGTTTCTATAAGAGCTGTAGTTTTTCCTGTATCAGTATGACCTCTGTACAAAATAACATGACCTAAGGGCACTCCAGGTATTGAAAGTACTTCTGAGAAAGCAGGGCTTAAAGGTAGCCATTTTTGTTCTTTAAACTTAGCATTACCTTCAAGTCCTTTCTTTTTCTTAAAACTATTTAGATCAAATTTTTGTTTAATTTCATTAGATACAGCCGAAGTTAAAGATTTACTTATTTTTTTTGCCATATTCTAATTTTTAGTCTTTCCAAGGAAGATCATCTTCTTCATC